CGATTTAATTTGTATAGTTTCATTCAATGTACCACTATAATTATAAATTCTCATGTGGTTATTTGATGAAACATATCTATCAACATATGCTGCAAATGTTGTATTTGTATTTGATGTGCCTTGATAAACTCTAGTGTTAGCAACAAATATTTGACCTTCAGTAATATTTGATAAAACTAAGTCAGCATTACGCAATGAAATTTGTGGTGCAGAAACATAATCGTAACCATAACTGATAATACGTAATGAAGAAATCGATCCAATCCTAGTTGTTGACAATTCAAGTTCTTCACCATCACCAAGAATCTCTGTGGCCACCAATGAAGCTCCTGTTCCATTAGCTGTATTGATTGTAATTAGTGGTAAGTGTGCAGCATCATAACCCTCACCACCACGAATATTTTCTGGTGCGTAACTGATTGTTAAGTTTGCTCTAAAACCTGAACCTGAACCAGTATTTGATGTGAAAGGATTTAATGATGTCGTTGGACTTGTGATGTATTTACCAGAATTTGAAACGTTAACTGATGTGACATTACCACTACCATTGACAGCCAGCACGGTCAATACAGCAGAAGTTCCAGTTCCGCCAGTTGCGGTAAATGTATTACCAACGCCGTATCCTGTTCCTGCGGTGGAAATTGTTACATTAGTTATTGCGCCAATTGTTTTTTCATTAAATTCTACAGTTCTAACACCATTGTTTGCGGCGTGTACTTGAGTAATTTGAGCATTAGCACCAATGCCTCGGCCACCAGTAGATGAGAATATCAAATATTCACCTACATTATAATTTTGTCCACCACTGAGTACTTGAATACGTCCCAACGAACCTAAGGCATCAAGATTCTTTCTCAGTAGTTTGAACACCGACAAGTTGTCAATGTTGTTTTCAAATGGAATATCTAATGTTATAGTTTCGCTGGTGACTGCGGTAATTGTTCTAATTTCTTCAAATCGATTCTTTACAAACAACTTGACCTTTTCACCAACTTCAAATGTATCCGTTAAATCCTGTGATGAATCTCTGAGTATGCGACTGCCTTTAACCGCAGTGCAAGATGTTATTACCAATAAATCGTCAGCATCTTCCAAATACATACTGTAAATATCTACCTCAGGTTTTTGTCGATAACCACCACCTTGAGATTCAAGATCAACATATGCAATACTATAGAGACCTAAATCTTGATATGTCGTAACTTGGCCAATCGTTTTCGTGTTGGAACTGTTGTCCAACGAATTTATAGATTGAGAATATATGGTTTCAAGTGTAACATCCGAAACATTAACATTTCGTGTATAATTTTCATCAAGTAGAGAGATGAAAGCTTTGGCTTCTGAGCCTAAAAGTCCTCCGTCAAATCCACCTCTAAAGTCGATGATAGATGAGTTTGGTGCAATTGAATTATATCTAAAACCAAATCCACCAGATTTAGTAATAATGTTTTTAACAGAGCCTCTCAACACATCACCGACTGTCGCCAAAGCACCGACTGGATTACCAGATAGTGTGTTTAAACCGCCAACAATTGTAACCGGATCACCATCGTAACCTAAATCTGGATCATATCCATTGTAATATAAACCACGATTTATTGGATCAATTTTAATTTCAGATAGTGAACCAATTAGTGTTGCAGTAACTTGAATTTGTGTATTGCCAGTAACGTGTGTTCTAATCGTTTCACCAGTGGTGAATAACTTTGTAATATTTGAAACATACAATTCAACATATTCAATACCCAACTGTCGATCAACTGATTTGATTGCTTTTTCAACAATCGCAGTTGCTTTGGATGTTTGGCCAACAATTTTTGTCTTTTCAATTTCCAAAATATTTGGATCACCATCAGTTACACGCAAGGCCAATGGAAGAACCCATTTACCATCAGAAGTTCGTAATATCTGTTCTTTTGGAAAACTGATTGTTATTTCTTCGTTGTACAGTATGCGGAAAAGAAACTTAACCGATTCTGGTGTTCCTTTTGAGCGATAGAATTCACCAACAATCTTTAAGAATTTTGCTTTATCGAGTAACAACTCTTGCGGAAAGAACGGTGCAATTTCTTTACGAATTTGTTCGATATAAACATTGTCTGCCAAGTCAACATCTTTGGCATCATCCAACTTTTTGGATTCCAAAACAATGTTACCATTTTTTTCTAACCACTCGTAATATCGTTTGATGAATGTTGCAAAAAGCTGATGTTCTTCCCTGATAAATTCAGGAAGTTGACTTTCTACTATACTTGATAGAATTACATCTGACATTATTTTATTGGTACTATGTTAATAACAATTGTAGTAGAATCATTAACATCAAAGGTTAATAATTTATTCTTTTCCGAATGAATCACGGATTTTGAAGGACGGATGTGTACCGACAATTCATCAAAATCATTTGCTACGGAAAGTGGGTTAAAATTATTAATGTAAATTTTACCTAGTGTATAATCAATCTGACCCATAACACCATTGTTGTTTTGAAAATTTAAGATTGCTTTAACACTTTGATTTGAAGTTTCTTCTGGTTTAAAATAACCAATACGTAACTGTCCATATCTATTTTCCAGTACAGCCGAGGCCGCCGCCAATGTACCACCGCCACCCGTAATTACAATAGCCGCAGTGGTGTAACCAACACCTGGATTAATAACTGTAATGTATGACAAACGACCATTGATAATTGTTGCTTCGGCCTTGGCGCCTTGGCCATCACCTAGAATGGTAATCGTTGGTGTTGATGAATAATTAATACCTGTATTGGTAACAGTAATTGATTCGACACCGGTAAATGACGATGGAACTTCTTCAATGAAAGCCGACCTAGTAATATTATTTTCATCTAATATTGTAAAATTTGGACTTGTATAGAAATTGTCATTTGTTGTACCACGTTGTAGATCAACACCAAAATCTAAAACGTAATTTGAAGATGTTGAAAGATTAGGCTTAAACTTTTTGGCAATAAAAACTTCCAATTCATTCGAAATAACAGAAATGTCACAAGAGTCAATTGCTGTTTTTAAAGCAGAAGACCTAAAGTAAGCATTAAAAGAGTTTAAATTGGAATCACAGAAATCTAAAATTGATGTTCTAACTTTGGTTCTCAGAGTGTTTAAATCTAATACTGTTTTTGTTGGATCATAATAAACTGTAGAAATCAGCTTCAAGTAATTATAATCAACGTCAACAATCTGTGGTGTAACAGTCAGTACACTAATTGGTTTTAAAACATTTTGTAAGAAGAAATCCTTTTCGGTCTCAGTAATTTCGAAACCATCTTTAGGTTTGGCAGATATGAAAACTTTACCAAAAACTGGTGGAATATTTTCTTCTCCACCCCAAACGTTTACAGCCTCAAACTGAGGATATTTTTGTTGAATCAATTTAACATAATCGTTTTTGGTGACAGCACGATTTTGAGAAATGTATTGTAGTGGTGCAGCAAATCGAATCTCATCAACAGTTTCACGTGTTCTACCACCAGCGGCAACAGTAACTGTACTGATTGAAAAACCGGCCAGAAAATTGATTGAGGCTGAACCTGTAAAGTTCGCGGCTTTATTCGCATCTTCTCCATTACATATTAGATAACTCATTGTCAAAATACCGCCATCAGGGAGTTTCTGTCCAATAATATCGTCACCAAAGTAAACCTGATATTTACCGTTTTGTCCTTCTTGTAGGAAATAAGTCTTAGAATCCGAAGTCAATGAAATTGAATCGTTTACAGCATTGTAAACAACAGTTTCTGTGTTTGCAGAACTTTGTTGAACGGTAACACGCAATGTTGATGTGTCTACTTTAGCATCAGGTATCTCATAGACTTGTTTAGGATTACTGCTGTTGGAGTGAGTGTATGAATATGAAAGCAGCTTGCCTTCAAAAATTTCTATATCATTATATACAAAGTTTGTTCCAGTTTTTGTGACAGTATGGTCTTGCAAAGTGATGAACGTGTAAATCTTACCTTCAACGGGACCACTGATGAATGTGTAACCACGTGGTATGGTCAAGTAATTTTCTTGTGATGTGGCACCATTAATCGACACATCAATTACTGCCTTGGATGCTTTATTCGAACGTGGTGTATAACCAAGTTTCTTAGCATGGGACACAACCGAGTTTCTCAACAATGCGGTATCTAAGAAACCCTCATTTGCAACCATATTCAGGTAGTATGCATTGTAGTGCGTATTGTAGGCTAAAATGTCCAAAAGAACACTCAAGCCAGCACCCTCAAAATCATAATCGGAGAATTCCGTTTGTTGTTTGAGGAATGTTTTTAAATTGGTCTTGATTGTATCAAAATCAAGTTCGGTTACTCTTAAACGATTTGCCATTTATCGTACTCGTTCTAGGAAAAAATTAATTGTTACTGGGTCTGTCATATTCATAATGTAGAATTCCATACGAACACTGAAACCATTATTGTCAACATCAGGTAAGATATCTAAAGCTTTAATCTGTGCTCTTGGTTCGTAGTTCTCAACAACCTGTCTAATCTCTCTTTCCATCGATATTGCGGTAATTTTATCGAGGTTTTCAAAAAGCAGTCGGCGTACATTGGATCCCAAATCAGGCTGAAACGGTCTTTCGTAATGGTTGGTCATCATCAAATTCTTAATTGAATTGATTACTGCCATTTCGTCCTTGTGTTTATTGATATCTTTCCTCACGGGATGTATCAAAAAGTTAAGGTCCAAATCTGTATATTGTCTGGATGCAGATGAAATTATTGTGGCCATATCTTATTTATCTACATTACCCAAGGCTATTTTTATATTTGTCTGTACCGATCAAATTGTTTATCAAATATTTTTGTGTATTACCAACTCTACCTAATGAATTAACTTTGTTGTAATCGTCTAAAATATTCAATGAATTTCTGTAGAAGGTCCAGTCGTGAAGTCTTCTAGTGGACAATAATGTATTGGCAGCAGTAACATTTGCAGTTATTGTTGTAAAAACATTTGCCGATAAATTCGACACATTTACAGTTGTGGTTACTGGAGGATCAGCTGCATCGGTAACCGTTGTAACACGAATACTATTTCTAACGGTAACAAGGTCATTGATGATATTGTTGGCACTTGCATTGATATCATCAGTGATAAACAAACTAGTGAAATTACCCAAAAGTGGAACGCTGTTTGCAACATTATCGGTGGTGTTTGTCAACATCAAAATTTGTTCCCCAGCACTAACGGCTTTGCGGTAGTCTGGAAAATGAGTAACTGTGGTGGAATTTTCCGTAACATTAGCTTTAGCTTCCGTAACACCAGAAATATTTGATGTGTGACTCAAATATTTTGAAATCTCAATAATCAAATTTGTTAAACTGGTTCCCATTGCTGTATTGGAACCATTTTCAAAAATGCTGATGGTTTGAACAATCTGACTCATTGTATTAACATTACCACTCAATCTTGCGGTAACATCAATCATTGGATTCTTAAAATAATCTGTTGCGACAATACTGCCGTTGGCCAAATCACTTTTTTGCCAAGCTTGCAATTGATCTGGTGAAGAATTTAAATAATTCTTTGCAGACTCGGACAGATTAATAGAATCTCCGAACTTACCAGTATCAAAACTAAAATTTAATCTCTCGTATACGCTAGCCATAATATTACCTCATTACATTAGTGAAAAAGGTGTGCCCGTCACACCTTTTGGTGCTGGGTGTATGTGTGAATTATACACTGCTCGCATCATCTCCATCGAACCTCTAAGATCAAGTACTTGTCCACCAAAAACTACTGGAGCATTCACTGAAGATCCAGCATAAATGTTTGTTAATGCATTGACCTGAGTTGGAATAGCAACATCTAATCCTGCTGCAACACCACCAAGGAGTGTTACATATCCCAAAGGACCAGCTCTCATACCCGTGCCAGCACTAACTTTAGTTTCAGACGTAATCACATCAGCAGTTAATCCACCAGATACAACCAAATCGCCTTGTAAAAATAAATGGTCACCGGTTGCAAGCTTCATTCGGCCACTAATTGGATCACCACAACCAACAGTCATATCACCATTGGACAAAATCGAAGATGTTTTGGCAACAGTCTGTGTTAATTTACCAGCAACTTCTAAGTAATAATCACCATCAACCCTCTCAAACTTATCACCCTTAACATGAACAATTGAATTTCCTTCTATCGTAATATTACACACACCAGAAATAATAACATTGTTATTTTTAGCAACAATTTCATAATTATCACCGACAATGTGATTGACTCTTGTTCCATCAGATTGGATTTCAAAGAAGGTGCCAAGACCATCAGTTTGAGCGCCGCCGTGTTGGAGGCGTATCCTCTCACGACCTGGAGTATCATCCAACTCAAAGCTGTGACCAGATTCTGTTATGGTTGCATGGCAGTATGGGTACTTTGGCAAAGTCTCATCGTTTGCCTGGGACTCTGGTTCTGTCCACGAATAATCATCAGATGGTTTTGTTGCCATATTAATTAGTTGTAAATTTAGTAAAATCGGTTGTAGTTGATGTTGGGTTCACACTGGATAGGTATGTATTCAACGTTACTCCTGCTGCTGCAACACCAGAAGCACTAGCTGGAGTAGTTAGTGCCTCAACTATAGCAATAGGTGCCGCCACAACTTTTAAACCAGCGGTGTAAATTTCTCCGGCCGATTTCTTTACATCATTAAAGACTGCAATAGCTTCCGAAAAATCTGTTTTACCTGAGAGAGAAAATAATTCTGTGAAACCGGAAGTGAGTGATGCTATCAATTCAGCCAAACACTGTTTCAGTAATGCATATAATTTTGCTGGCAAACCAAGTATGAAATCAATCATAGCTCTAACTCGCTTGGCAAAATCAACAATCACAGTAGCAAGGTCTGCAATTTCTGAAATTTTTCGTGCAATATCTTTTAATTCACGCGCCAGTTTTTTTGCTTGTTCAATCCAATAACTGGTTTCACCACTAGGTGTTAGTCCTAATGCTTTCAGTACAGCCTTAATAGCTGTACGAATAGATTCCATAATTTCAGAAAACTTTAATCTAGCCAATGCCGCACTACGTTTCATTAATCCAGCAATATCACATACATGTTTTCTATTTTGATTTGCTCTGTGTATAGTTGTCTGTTTCAACAATGTCAAATTTTCTAGGCCAATATAAGGCAATGACGGCGCTCCAATTTGTTCATAAACAACATTACCACCCGTTTTTGGTGCAGCATCTATTTGTGCTTTTGTTCGTGGGTCATTAAAACCAATTGATCTGTTTTGGTCTTCCAGTCTAATTCCGTGTATGACTCCAGTAATAACTGGAAAATCTGGATTACCTTGCATAAAGTATCCATCGACCATATCACCTTCTTTTGGCATCATCAGAGATAACATTGAGGATGGCGGACAAGAAATTGATGCCCAAGGCAAAGCCTCAGTTGGAACTTGTGCTCGACTTTCTGGATGCACGCCAATAACTCGCACCCTGCAACGTAATTTTAACGGGTCGTTTCTGTCCTCAACAATTCCAACCCACATGCCATAATAGTTATTATTCATTGTAATTTGCCGCTTTCTCTTGGTCAACAGTACTTGTAAATACAGTATTATTATTCTTATCTTTATAATTTGATGAATCACTCACAGCTTCGATGACAACTTCATGCATATTTGGTCTTATTATATGTCGTGTTGCAACAATTAAATATTTACCATACAACGAAGAATCGAATGGATTTTCACGATCAGCCAAAATACTTCTTTTTGGTACATCTAAATCCATACAAAAACCAGAAGATAACTTAAAGTTTCCTGGTAAAACTAATTTAACACGCTTCGAGAATAAATTTTGAAAGATAGCTTCACGTTGAAATTTATAATTTTCTGTGTCTTCATCTAATGACACCGATGTTGGATAATTCTCTTTAATAAAATCACTATTTCTTCTATTTCCAAAAAATGGATAAGTGACAATTCTAGAATCATACATCTGTGTTTGAAATAAACCACCTCTATTTTTTATTAGTGAAACGTTTGGATTTTTATTTGCATGTTCACCAGTATCATACATCTCTTTAAATGTGTGTTGTTGTTCTTGTATTGTTTTTGTCAAAGGATCAAATGCTACAAGTTTGCCAGCATAAACACCAGATTTCGTGTTACGAACAAAATCATTCTGTGTAATAACTTCAAAACTTCTGGCACCTGTAAATTCTTCTCCTAAATTATCTGAAATGTTTTTAGCACTAAAATTCACCCTAGTCAAACTTGGAAAAGAAAACAATGTACTCAAATTCGTAAAATTGAATCCCAGTCTATTTTCAAAAAATATAAATCCAGGTGATTGTTTTTCATCTACAGCTCTAGTCGCAAGCCACTGTAGAGCAACTAAAGGCTCTAAAGAAGGAACAAGGATGTTTCGAACACCAAAAGAAGAAGAATATATTCCAAATTTTTTGATGCCCAAATAATCACTCATAATTTTAACGGCAGCTTCAGAATATGTCAAGTTATAATAGTGTTGTACTTTTTGTTGCAGAGAAAAAATATACTCATCGGAAACAAAATGTAATACGTAAACTTCACTAGACTGGTTTACTGGAACTCGATTCGATTGTTTGTAAATTCGAAAAGATTTCTTTATCATCAACTCATCTTCATCTTTACCAATCTTAACTATCAAAACCTCGGAACCATCAAACAACAATTGTTCGGATAAACCTATGGCATCACGTATCAAAATATTTCCACTCATCGATTGATTTAACAATGAATCAAATATATTCAACTCTTCAAATTTGTCTTTGATATCAATATAACCAGATTTGGTCACCAACACCAATTCAGTAATTCTGTATTGCGTTGTTTCTTGTATGTTTAACTCTGACATTATGCAATAACGTTTCTGAATTCTTGTTCAATTGTTCTTACAAATTCTGGACGAAGAATGTCTATCGTTCTCTTTTCTTCATTTTCTTCTATCTCATATTCATAATAAGATATTGAAGATTTTGTTTTTGTTATTGTAACATTCATGGAATTGTAAAGCGTATATACAACAGTTGATGTTGTGTTTGTATTCGCAAATGTTGCAGCATCAATAATAATAGTTTCGAGTGTTTCATCACCCGTTGGTAAAGTTCGTTTCTCATTTATATAATAGGAATGTGTATGAGATTTAGCCCAAGACAATCCTGTTCCCGAGTTTGCAGTATTTGCATATGTTACAGCACGATATTTAATATCAATATATTTTGTTAAGTCATTATAACGCAAAGGCCAATCAAACTGTGGATTCTTGATATTATTTACGGAAAGAATGATCCAATGTTTCTCTGGTGAACCATACAATTTATCTGCAATTATTTCTGGAGTCTCACCATCAGAAATATCATATTTGGAATACATTACCAATTTATCTTTTGATGTTGCGTTGAATGAAAAACGAGACATTATATTGGTAACAACATCTAAAGATGAGTTATCGTCCGACAAATAGTATGCCGTTTGAGGAAAGTAATTAAAATATTTTGCCATGATTGTTTATTTTATTGGTCAGGTAAAAAGCTCATTATTTCTATTTTCAGCTGCAGAGAAGAAATCTCTACCATTAACTTCTCGGTCCACATCATATTTTGTAATAATTTGAGTTTCTCTAAACACCAATCCAAGTCTGATACCAACTGGCATACCGGTTGAACCTATTTTTGGTGCGCCGCCGTCTTCTAATACTTCATACGCAGCAAAACCACTTGGCGCATAATCTACATCAACTGTTTGTAAAACACAAGTGGAAATAGGTGGTATATTTGGATTTTCTGCTCCATTATAAAAGAATTTAATATCAAACTCTGAAGGTGGCACCAAGAAATATCCACCCAAGCCGCCGGCAGAACTGTTACCTAATACTTCTGGTGCTTGGTGAAACCTAATTCTGTGTATAATATTTTGTACTTCTTTTGCTTCAATTCGACTTCTTGGATAAAACATAAAATCGAAACGAAAGTTTCTAAATTCAGGAGCCGAATATATAACTTCCATCATTGGATTAACAGTTGTTCCAGTTAATCCAGCAAATACGGCACGTCCAGCTTGTCCTGCCATGTTAGCTAAAGCATTCAAAACAAATGGTGTTGCATTTTTAAGTGCGTAATTTGCCTTTTCAGTATTGCTTGCATCACTATTAGCAATGTTTTGTATTCCAGAAAACCCTGCACCTAAAGTTGCTGCCAGTCCACCACCAAGTTCAAGTCCAGCAAAATTTTGTGATTGAGAAAACGCTAATGTGTCGGGCATGTATAATGCAATTGTATCTGTTGTACGTTTCGTTGTTCTGAGACCGGTTTTAGCATAAGTTCCGGCATTATCTGCAATAAATTCTGCTGCGCCGCCAAAACTTCCACTAAATGTGTCTTGAGTTTTTTGCAACAGTCTTTGTAATTCTGGACTACCGGCCGACAAATTAAATTTTTTCTGTATGTTCTCGGAAACTACCGAAAGGTCCAATTGTGAAGCAGCAGTTATAGCACCTTGAGTCACCGAAACAAAATCTGACGCACCACCATTAAAACGATTTAGACCAAGTCTATTCTGTACTGCGGTTGTTTCATCACCAGTTGTTGATCCAGGAAACTGTGTACGTTTTTGTTCGTTTATATGCAGTATCATATAGTGTCCCTTATCGACTTCACCCAAATCGATAGGATAACGCAAAGTATTAATCCTGTATTTGTTTCCAATTATTTTATTAGCTGATCGACTTTTATCTGGAGTGAATCGTATGTCTGTAAGTGTGAATAGTGCCATATATACCCTAAGTTATTACTCATTATTTATACCACATGACCAGACAAACCTACAAAGGTGTATTCAAACCTAAGAACCCACAGAAATATAAAGGTGACCCAACCAATATTATTTATCGCTCAAGTTGGGAAAAGATGGTGATGAAATACCTTGATGACAATCCGGGTGTAATTTGGTGGGGGTCTGAAGAGTTACCCATTCCATACAGAAGTCCTATTGACCAAAAAATACATCGTTACTTTCCAGATTTCATCGTCAAGGTCAGGCGGAAAGACGGTCTGGTGATGACATATTTGTGGGAGGTTAAGCCTTATTCACAAACAAAGATGCCAGTCCAAAAACGCAAGACCCATAGGTTTATTCAAGAGGCGGCAACCTATGCGGTAAATCAAGAAAAATGGCGAGCTGCCGATATCTTTTGCCGAGAACATGGGTGGCAATTTCAAATCATAACTGAAAAAGAACTAGGCATCTAGTATAAATACGGCATGGCTTATTTAATAGATAGAATTAATGCAT